GAGCGGCTCAACCGACTTTAATCTTGAGTTCACCGACATAGCTGAAGAAGCTTTTGAGCGGGCTGGGCGTGAGATGCGTTCGGGTTATGACCTGCGTACTGCACGTCGTTCGATGAACCTGCTGACAATTGAGTGGGCAAATCGTGGCATAAATATGTGGACAATTGAGCAGGGCACGGTTAATTTAGCTCAAGGCACTGCTACATACGACTTGCCCAACGATACAATTGATTTGCTTGAACACGTTATAAGGACGGGTGCAGGTAATGCCTCAACGCAAGCTGACCTCACACTTACCCGGATTAGTGTCTCCACCTACGCCACAATCCCAAACAAACTGGCTCAAGCACGACCGATACAGATTTACATCAGCCGCAACTCTGGGGCAACCTACCCAGCAACAAGTGCCTACGAACCCGGACAAACCGCATACCCCCAGATCACAGTTTGGCCTGTCCCTGACCAAGGGACGTTAGCTTCGCCGTACTACCAAGTAGTTTATTGGCGTATGAGGCGCATTCAGAATGCGGGTGATGGTATTCAAACTCAGGATATGCCGTTTAGGTTTCTCCCCTGTATTACAGCAGGGCTAGCGTATTACATTGCACAAAAGATTCCTGAAGGATTGGAAAGACTTCAAATGTTAAAAGCTGCTTATGAAGAGCAGTGGAATTTTGCTGCTGGTGAAGATCGTGAGAAGGCTGCTGTGCGGTTTGTGCCCCGTAGGATGTATCTGGGGAATACTGGGAGCTTCTGATGCCTAATCAGTTCGCCTCTGGTAAATATGCAATTGCTCAGTGTGATAGGTGTAATTTTCGTTTTAAACTAAAGCAGCTTAAATCGCTTGTTATTAAGACCAAAAACGTAAACATATTAGTCTGTCCTGAGTGCTGGGAACCAGATCAGCCACAACTTCAGCTTGGTATGTATCCGGTTTATGATCCACAAGCTATACGCAACCCAAGAGTTGATTCTAATTCGTACCGTCAGGCTGGATTAAATGGGCTACAGATTGAACCTGTGAATGATGATACTAGCCAAGACGAGCTGGGCACAATTACAATGGGGAGTCGAATTATTCAATGGGGGTTTAATCCTGTTGGAGGGTCTAGATCGTTTGATGCTGCGCTAACTCCCAATGATTTAGTTGGCGTTGGTGCTGTTAATTCAGTAACTGTTTCGTAGGAGTTTATGATGGATAAGAAAGATTTAGCGCAAGACAAGAAAATGATTGCTGGTGCAGTGCACAAGCATGAGAAAGCCAAGCACAAAGGTGCCCCACTGACTAAGCTCAAGAAGGGTGGCCCTACGGGTATGGATATGCGGAAAATGGGCCGTAATATGGCTCGCGCACGTAATCAGGGGTAAATAATGGCTAGCTACAGCATGAAAAAAGGCGGTAAAGAAGTTGGCCCAGCTTCTGTGTATGCTGAACCGCATACTATGAAGGGGCAGGCGGGGGTTGATCTCAAGAACTCGGGGTATCCGCAGACAGATATCAAGACGACAGGCATCAAGATGCGTGGCACAGGTGCAGCGACTAAAGGTGTAATGAGCCGAGGACCGATGGCGTGAATTACACAGAGTTAAAGAAGGCGATCCGAGGGTATGTCGAAAACGACTTCCCAACGATTACTTTTTCCGATTCAGTAACGACTTTTACGTCGGATGAACAGCTTGCTACATTTGTTAAGCAGGCTGAACAACGGGTCTTTAACTCTATTCAATTTCCGTCACTGCGTAAAAACATGACAGGTTTGACAGTACCAAATTTTCAATACCTATCTTGCCCTGACGACTTTCTTTCGCCTTATAGTTTTGCAGTAATTGACGCAACTGGGCGATACCATTATCTGCTTAATAAAGACGTTAACTTTATTCGGGAAGCCTACCCTGTTACAACTTCTACAGGACGCCCACGGCACTATGCAATTTTTGGCCCAAAAACATCAGGATCGACAATAACTAATGAACTTAGTTTTATATTAGGCCCAACACCGGATACAGGGTATGAAGTAGAGTTGCATTTTTATTATTACCCTGAATCTATCGTGACGGCTGGTACGACATGGCTCGGTGATAATTTTGATTCTGTTTTATTGTATGGTGCGTTACAGGAAGGGTATACGTTTATTAAGGCCGAGCAAGACATGATTGCTAGGGTCGATAATCAGTACAAAGAAGCACTATCTTTAGCTAAACGTCTTGGTGATGGCTTAGAACGTCAAGACGCCTACAGGTCTGGGCAAGTTCGGTATCCGGTGAAGTAATATGGCAATCGTTCAGACCATGTGTACAAGTTTTAAGGCAGAAGTTGCTCAAGGACTGCATAACTTTACGACGGGGACAGGAAATGTATTTAAACTCGCCTTGTACGTCGCAACTGCCAACCTCGGTGCAGATACCACTGAATACAACGTGCTTACTCCGGGTCAGGCGAGTGGAACCAATTACACCGCTGGTGGGATTGCACTTACAAACATCACGCCTCTTGCAGCCAACGGCACAGGCTATTGGTCTTTCGACGACGCAACCTTTTCAAACGTTACTCTTACATGCGCTGGAGCATTGATTTACAATTCAACCAATGGTAATCGTGCTGTTTGTGTTTTAAATTTCGGGCAGACAATAACCAAGACTGCCGCTAACCTTGTAGTCACCTTTCCGCCTATGGGCGCTACAGATTCCGTGTTAAGGATAGCTTAATGATCACTACGACAAAAGGTTTAATGGACGAAGCCCTTCTTGAAAAAAGAGAAGGGGTCGTTGATAATGAAAACGAATACACAACTTGGGTTGAGTATTGGTTAGAAAGTGAACTTGTACACCGCTCGGTCCATGTTCGTTTGAAAAAAGCGCCGCCCATGTTTGCTGAAGCGGCATCTATTGCTTAAAGGAGTTTTATTATGGCTAATACGCAAAGCATGACAACGTCCTTCATGGGCGAACTTTTGACGGCAACTCATAATTTTGGGACAGCCCCAACGCGAGGCACGTCAACAGCAGATACGTTTAAAGCAGCGCTTTACCTTGCTTCGGCAACACTTAACGCTACAACGACGGTATATTCCAGTACAGGTGAGGTATCGTCCGTTGGAACGAATTACACAGCGGGTGGTGTGACGCTTACAGGAAGCCCTGCGTGGAATGCTCCGACGGCAACAAGCACCTCTACGACAGCAGGCACAGCGTTTACTACGCCTACGACATCCATCACTTACGGCACGAGTGGAAGCCCTGTGACGTTGAGCACGGCGTTTGATTGCGTATTGATTTACAACAGTACACAGTCAAATAAAGCAGTCAGTGTTCACACCTTCGGTTCGCAAACTGTTACGGCTGGTGTGTTTACCCTGACAATGCCATCAAACACAACAACAACTGCGTTGCTTCGTTTAGCAACAACCTGATTGATTTATCGTGTTTGGCTTTGATGCCTTTTCAGAAGCGCCGTTTTCAGCGCTTCCAGATGACGCTGCGGGAGCTGTAAGTCTTACAGGCGTTCAGACTGCTGGATCGGTTGGTTCTGTTTTGGCTGTTGTCGGGCCAAATGCACAACTTAGCGGGGTTCAGGCATCAGGTAGTGTTGGTACGCTAACCCCAGTTGTAGAAGCACTTGTTGCATTAACTGGTGTTCAAGCTGCGGGTAGCGTAGGAACTGCTACAGCAATTATAGGGCCAAATGCACAACTTAGCGGGGTTCAAGCATCGGGTAATGCTGGTACATTAACGCCTATTGTAGAAGCGCTTGTTGCGTTAACTGGTGTTCAAGCTGCGGGCAATGTAGGTAATGTTACTGGCCCTATAACGTATTTAACAGGTGTTCAAGCGGTAGGTTCAGTAGGGACTATTACGCCGATTATTGGGCCAAACGCACAACTTAGCGGGGTTCAGGCATCAGGTAGTGTTGGCACACTTGGGGTTCAGGTAGATCTTTATACGCTAACAGGTACTTTTGCATTAGGTAATGTTGGCGTTATAACTGGCGGTCAGCTTTTATCTGGCGTTCAAGGTCAAGGTAATGTTGGCTCTATTACGATATCAGAAATCAGCGTAGTATTAACAGGGGCATCAGCAAGAGGACAAGCAAGTAGTTTTGCCGGTCCTACATACTGGAGCTTAATTAACACTGGCGGCTAAGGTAAAGGTGCGACATGGCGCTAATTCTTGCAGATCGTGTCAAAGAAACGACAACAACCACAGGCACTGGCACAGTAACACTTGCTGGTGCGGTATCAGGTTTTCAGTCATTTTCTGTTGTTGGTAATGGGAACACGACGTTTTATACCATCACTGACGGTACGGCAAACACTTGGGAAGTTGGTATAGGGACGTATACCTCATCTGGTACAACGCTTTCTAGAGACACGGTCCTTGCCTCAAGTAATTCAGGTAGTTTGGTTAATTTTGGCGCGGGTACAAAAAATGTATTCGTGACTTACCCTGCCGGACGTTCTGTTTATGCCGAAACCGTGCCGACTAATGGTCAGCTTTTAATTGGTAACGGTACAAATTTTAGTTTAGCTACGCTAACTGCCGGTACAAATATAACTATCACTAATTCGTCCGGTGGAGTTACAATTGCTGCGTCAGGTGGCGGCAGTTCTACAGCACAAAATTTTGCTTGGTTTTTAAGTTAAGGAAAAATTATGGGAACTTTAGTTCTTGACGCAACAACTAAGACCATAAAGGCGGTGATGTCTGGTGCTGCGGCGACAAGTAATCCAGAATTTACCGCTGCATATGCCGACAGCACATCATCTTCTCTTACAGAAGGCGCAAATGATGGTGCAATGAATGGTACAACTCCTGTAACTCTAGTTGCAGCCCCCGCCGCGTCTACTCGGCGCGTCATAAAAACAATTACCATTCAAAACAAAGACACGGCTCCTGTTACTATTACCGTCAACTATGATAACAATGGAACGCTTAGACAGCTTGCTGTTGTTACTTTAGCTGTCGGAGACACATGGACAACTGACGGCACTTTTAGCAACACCGGAGCACTCAAAACGGCTTTGTCTGGTGTTGGGTCAGGAACGGTAACGACGGTTTCTGTCGTATCCGCTAATGGTCTAGCAGGAACGGTAGCAGACGCAACGACCACGCCTGCGATTACGCTTTCCACCTCGATTACAGGGGTGCTGAAAGGTAACGGCACAGCGATCTCTGCTGCGACTGCGGGAACGGATTATGTGGTTCCTGGCGGTGCTTTAGGTACACCATCATCTGGAACGCTATCAAGTTGTACGGTAGATGGTACTAACGGTGTTGGTTATATCAATGCACCGCAAAGCACAAACACGACGGTAGCCGCAACGGACGCAGGCAAGCACATCTACTTTTCTGGTGGCTCTACTGCTACGTTGACGGTAAATACAAATGCAACGACGCCGCTTGCAACGGGAACGGTGATTCTTGTGGTTAACGATAATTCAGGCAACCTAACCATCTCTGGCGCTGGCGTGACGTTTCAATTGGCCAATGGATCAACGGGGAATAGGACTGTAGCAACAAAAGGCATGGCTACTTTGCTTTATGTTGGCTCTGATACTTGGTATGTTTCTGGCGCAGGAGTGACCTAATATGGCTGGCGCATTATCGGCAATGATTGCCGCTGCTTTTTCTGGTGGTAGTGGCTACACCATCGTCCAAACCTTTACCGCTACGTCTACTTGGACTTGCCCTACTGGTG